GGGTTCGGGCGCGTCTCGGTGGCGTTCGCGCGATGAGCGAGCGCTTGCCGACGCGACTCTGGCGCGCGATCGCGACCGCATGGCGCGGGGACGCGCTGCCGAGCGGCCGCAGCTACGCCGCCGCGCAGCCCCACCGGCTGCTCTCGGATTGGGCCGGCACCGCGCAGAGCGCCAACAAGGCCACGCGCTACCAAGGCAAGGCGCTGCGCCACCGCGCCCGCGAGCTGCGCGAGAACAGCGGGCTGGTGGCGCGCTTTGCACAGTTGAGCCGCGACAACATCGTCGGCCCGGACGGCGTGACGTTGCAGGCGGTGGTCCCGAGCACGCGCGGCAGCAACACCGCCGTCGCGCGGCAGATCGAGGCCGCGTGGTACGCCTGGGCGGACCGCTGCACGCCCGACGGGCAGTCGTGGATCAGCGTCTGCCAAACGCTCGCCGAGTCGTGGCGCGTGGAAGGCGAAGCGCTGCTCGAGCTGATCCCGACGTCGGCCGCGCCGATGGGGCTCTACGTGCGGGCGCTGGACGTCGATCTGCTCGACGACAAGAAGAACACCGACCGCACCCCCACCGGCGGCTCGATCGTGCAGGGCGTCGAGTACGACGGCATGGGCCGCGTGGTGCAGTATTACGTGCTGGAAGACCACCCGAGCGACGGCGAGGTGTCGCGCTACCGCGTGCTCCCCGCGAACCGGGTCGTGCATCTCGCGCATCGGTCGCGCCCGCAGCAGACGCGCGGGGTGACACCGCTCGCGCCGATCATGACGCTGCTCCAGCACCTCGACAAGACCGACGAAGCCATCGTCGTGCTGAACCGCGTCACGGCCTCGAAGATGGGCGCGCTGATCCCCGGCGCCGACGCGCAGCCGATCGACAGCGCCGACGGCACGCCGCCGATGATCGAGCAGGCGCCAGGCGAGTGGTGGACGCTGCCGACGGGCTGGGACGTCAAGATGCTCGACCCCGGCCAGCCCACGCAGGAATACGACGCCTTCGCCAAGCATTTGCAGCGGAAGATCGCGGCCGGGCTGAACGTGTCCTACGAATCGCTCACCGGCGACATGAGCAGCGCCACGTATTCGTCGGCGCGCATGGCGCTGTTGGTCGAGCGCGACGCGTGGCAGGGCTTGCAGACGCAGTTCGTTGAAACGGTGTGCGAGCCGGTCTATCGGCTGTTCCTCCAGACCGCACCGTTCCTGTACGCGTTCGAGCTGCCGGTGAATCAGAGCCCCGACACGGTGGCCGAAGCGTCGATCTGGCACCCGCGGCGCTGGCCGTGGGTGGACCCGCTCAAGGACGCGCAGGGGCTCGAGGTGCTGCTCTCGCTCGGCCTCACCACGCGCACCCGCGAGGCCAACAAGCAGGGGCTGTCGTTCGCCGATCTCGTGGCCGAACGCGCCGCCGAAGAGCAGCTCTTGGCCGATTCCGGCGTCACGCTGGGCGATGCCCCGGCGGCGCCGGCTGAGCCGCCCACGGACGCCACCGCGTCCGATCCGACCCGTTCCCTGAGGGTAGCATGACCCCCCCGACGATGGAGACCCGCGCGCTCGCCTGTGAACTGGCGATCGACACGCGGGCGCTCGACACCCGCGCGGACGGCGACGTCCGCGTGCCGGTGGCGATTTCGAGCGAAGCCCCCGTGCTGCGCTACGACTTCGCGAACGGCAAGCGGTACTACGAGGTGCTCGATCACAGCGCCGCGGCCGTGAACATGGCGTGGGCGCAGCGCGGCGTGCCGCTGCTGCTGTCGCACGATTCGCGCGATCAGTACGGCCTCGTGACCGACCTGACGATTAGCGACGATCGCAAGCTGCGCGGCTGGATCAAGTTCTCGCGCGGCCAGAAGGCGCAGGAAATCCGCCAGGACATCGAGGACGGCATTCGCCCGATGGTCTCGGTCGGCTACAGCACCGGCGAGGACTACACCGAAGACGGCCGCGCCGCCGACGGGATCGAGGTCCGCCGCTACACGAACTGGACGGTCTTTGAAGTCTCGACCGTGCCCATTCCGGCCGATCCGTCGGTCGGCATCGGTCGCTCGCATCCGGCGAGCGACATCCACACTCCAGCGGCCACCATGGCCGGGAGCGAACACATGGAGACCACCACGGTCCCCACCGCGCCGGCCGCCCCGGCTCCGGTGGCCCTGCCCGAGACGACGGCAGGGGAAACGCGGTCGCGCGAAGCGACCATCTTCGCCTTCGCCGCTTCGGCGGGGCTTAACGCGCGTGACGCGCAGGCCCTCGTAGCATCGGGCCGTGACGCCGAGTCAATCGGCAAGGAGCTGCTGGAGCGTATGAACAAGGAAGCCAACCACGCGGCGGCCCCGAAGCCGGCCGTCGAGCTGTCGGAGCGCGAGCAGAAGCAGTTTTCGCTGATGCGGGCGCTCGATGCCGTTGTCAGCGGCAAGCGCACGTTCGAGATGGAAGTGTCCGACGAGTTCGCGAAGCAGACCGGCCGCTCGTACACCAACGACAAGTCGTTCTTCCTGCCGCTCAACCTGCGCACGCAGCTCTCGATCGTGGCCGGCGCGGGGAAGGGCCCCGAGCTTCGCCCGACCGAACTGCGCCCGGAACTGATCGACCTGATGCGTCAGCAGTCGCTCGTGTTGGGCACGCTCGGCGCGCGCTTCCTGCCCGGCCTCGTCGGCAACGTGTCGTTCCCGCGCCAGACGGCCGGCACGACGGCCACGTGGGTGGCGGAAGCCCCCGGCTCGGATATGTCGCTCTCGTCGCTCTCGCTCGACCAGGTGACGCTGAGCCCAAAGACGCTCCAGGCGTCGACCACGGTCTCGCGTCAGCTCCTCGCGCAGAGCACGCCGGCCGCCGACCAGATCGTGTTCGACGACATCATCGCGCAGCACGCCGTCGCGATCGACGCCGCCGCGTTCTGGGGCCCCGGCACCAACGCGCCCACGGGCGTGGGCGTGGCGACCGGCACCAACCTCGTGGCGATGGGCACGGCTGGTGCGGTGCCGTCGCTGGCGAAGACGCTCGAAATGTTCCGCGCGCTCGAAGTCGCCAACGCGACGACGGACAACGCGGCGTGGGTGACGACGCCGGAAATCAAGTACGCCATGGGCGCCATCGCGCGCATCGCGTCGACCGATAGCGTCACGCTCTGGAACCTCGACAACAACCGCGTGTACGGCGCGCCCGCCTACGCGACGAACAACATCCCGAAGAATCTCGTGAAGGGCGGCTCGGGCTCGGTCTGCCACGGCGCGATCCTCGGCGACTTCTCGGAAGTCATGATCGGCGAGTGGGGCGCTGGCGCCGAGATCATCGTGGACCCGTTCACGCTGGCCCGTCGCAACCTGATCCAGATCACGTCGATCCAGTTCGTCGACGTGCAGGTGCGCCGCCCCGCGATGTTCTCGGTCATCCGCGACCTGCTCGTTCCGTAAGGGGCTGGCACGCGATGCTCGTCAAGATGCTCCTGGCGACAGGTGGCCCCAACGGCACCGCGTGCTTCGTCGGGGAGGTCCACGACCTTCCCGACGCGTTGGCGCAGCAGTGGGTTCTCACCGGGCGGGCCGTCGTCGTGTCGGACGACGCGCCCGCGCCGGTGGTCGAGGTGCAGCACGCCGAACCGCCCAAGCGGAAGCGGCGCTGATGCCGATCGACACCGCCGCCTGGACGCGCACCCTGCTGCAAAGCGCCCCCGACGCAAAGGTCATCGCGCTCGGATCGCAGCGCACGTATGGGTTGCTCGATGACGATGAACAGATGGCCGACGACGGCACCGGGCAGCCGGTGACCGTGCGGACGCGCCAGGTGACGGTGGCGGCCAACAGCCTCACCGGCGTCATCGACGGGGCGTCGGTCACGGTCGGCGGCACCCGGTACACGGTGCGCGGCCGGCCGATGCCGCGCGAGAACGGCGATCTCTGGACGTTTCGGGTGACGCTGTGATCCTCGAGACGGTGCGGATCATCGCCGACTGGCTGAGCGATGCCACGTATGGCATCAACGCGGTGCGCACGGCGGTCCCCAAGGACACCGGCGTCGCCGACTTTCCCGCGGTCACGATCCTCGATTCGACGCGCGACGGGCGGGTGGCCCGCGGCGGCGTGCCGAATCTGAACGCGACGGAGTTCCCCTGTCTGCTGGTGTCGCCGGCCGATCAGCCGGTGGAGCAGCAGGCGCCCGCGGCGCGCCCGTTTCCGCCCGACGCGACGGTCACGGTGCTCGTGCGCTACGCCACCACGCAGCTCGACACGGCGAAGGCCGAGCGGGATGCGTCGCAGACGATCAAGACGATCTGGTGGCAGATCCCGCAGTTGCTGCTGACGAGCGCGGGCGAGACCGCCCGCACCCGCGCGCGGGTGCAGCTCTACGGCATCCCGACGATGCAGGCCGCCACGCTGTACGAGTCGGCCAACGATACCACTGTCACCGGCGGCGTCCTCGTGACGTGCCGCGTGCGCTACTTGGGCCCGTGAGATGGACTACTTCCAGTTCGAGACACCGAGCGGTGAGGTGATCCGCCTCCCGTTCCCCTTCGCCC